CCCCCCCCATTTTGTTCTTAATCGTTTCTAATTCATTAAAAATGTCCGTATAGCTAGGACAGTAAGTCGTTGCCTGAGAGCCAGCTTCAAGCTTAAAGTTAGCAAAATACATTGAACCCCGAGGAACATCGTCCTGTGAAACGTTATGTACACGAATATTTTCATGGAGAATCCCTTGCGAAGTCGTAAATGTAATTTTGTGTTGTCTCCAAACTCCATCGATTAGATCCGAAGTGCCTAGGGGATTCCAGCCATTATTTGCACACCAATTACTGAAAAAACTAACTGTATTAGTTTCATCAGAATTAGTATTATTTCGTGCTAAAAAACTTAGTGTCCACGTACCCGCCGGCAAATAAATATCTTGTCCTAGCGCAACCGGCGCATTAACCAACTTACGAGCGTAAACATGGAAAACAGAAGTTTTTATTTCCTTTGCATTGGTTTCATTTTGATACTCTTCTTTAGGATCAATAGTGAAGTTGGTGTTTGGGTCATTATTACTTTCTCCACGATTATCCATATTATTAAAATTCTTCATAGTAAGAGTATTATTAAGCAAATTTACTCCACCAGACATCGTGTCGGTTATCTTAGCTAATTTTGTACCGTTGAAAAATAAAGACATCTAAGCCACCTCCAATTCAGGAGTATAGCGGTAAATAAAGGATCTATTTACCCCCCCACAAGTTTATTTTCTAGCCTTTTTGACTCTATCTTCTAAGCTTTGTAAGTTCGAAGTATATGATCCTAAATTAATCCAAGGACGATCTTCAAAAGTATCAGTATATGTACCTCTATACCAAACGCCTGAATCATGAAGTAAAAACTGATATGTAAACAATCCCCAATTACCAATTGTTAAGACTTTTGCCCAAACTTTTTCTGTATATTGCTGATTAAAGTCTTTGGGTGCATCTAATAAAGAAACGCTATTTAAAAAATAAAGACCTTGCTTATAACATTTTTCGCCGATATTCAATTCAATGCCCTTAAATTCAACAGGTTTTAAAAATGAAATCTCACGACCATCTATAAAGTAACTCATCAAATCGCCACCCTTTCCTTATCGAAAAAGTAGCTAAAAAGCTTGATATAAAGCTCTTTAAATACCCCCCCGATTTTGTTTTCTAACACTTTGATTCTATCGTTCATTTTTTGAAGATCATCATCAAAAGCGACTTTTCGCCAAATACTTCTTGGTTCTTTATCATTTAACCATCTCCACGCTATAGTACTTTCACTAATAGCGAATTGCTGTATTTGAGCATAGTCATGTTTGATAACAATTAAAGTCCAATACTTTGGATTTCTAACTATACTGGTATCAACATTGTTAGCAGGTTTATTTTTATCATCTTCATAGGAAATTTTAAAAATACCTTGTTCCTTAATTTGATCTATATCATCGTCAGAAGTTAACGTCTTGATATCCTTTAAGGTACCGGACCAGTTAGAATCAACACTATCAACTGCTTTTCCATTAATAAAGAAGCCCATATATTTCTCCTTCCTAGCTATCAACTACTTCTGCAAGTCCGTGTGTTTTTTCTGACCATCGTCTTGCATCGTCAGCATTAGTAAACCGTTGATATGGCACAAATGCTGAATTTTCTAGCACTTTAACTCGATTGTCTAATCCAGTATCTACTTCCTTCATAGCATCAATTTGTTTCTGAAGATCATTAATTTCACCGATTGTTGCAACAGCAGATGGATTTACTTGAACGTTTAAATTATCTGCGTTTCCAATTGTCGTTGTAATTCTGAAGAAAGCACCAGACGTAGTTTTTCCGTTAAAAGGCGGCATATAGCCAGCTTGGGAGGCAATTGTCACCGCATAAAGTATTTCCCCTTCGTCTGGATCCTGAGCATATAAACCTAAAGTACGCATGTAGTAGCCAACAGTTAAGTCAGTGTTTGAAATAGCTCCCTCAACTTCTGCTGCTACATTGTTTGTTCTATCAACTTTGCTGATTTCAACAGTTTGTCTGATATTTCCAATGGAAGTTAATCCCTCTAATTGATCGTCATTAAAACTTGAATCGGACACCTTAATCGCTGTGAAATGAGTGGTTCCAGAACCAGACATTAATTTAGCCATTAAAGCTTGTCCTTTTCGAGTAATGACAACTCGTTTAAATTCAGCCATCTAATCCTCCTTACTCAATCTCATAAGTTTCAAGAGCACCAACACTTGCTCCAGTCTTTGTCTTATCTTTAATTTCAAATCTTTCATCGAATTGATCCGTTATTTCGACGGTGGCCACTCCATCACTACTTGCTCCAACAGACGCATTTCCTTGAACTAAATGTCTATAATACTTTGTATCATCTGTTTTAACTAAAGTGACATTACTACTGGTTGCCCCACCAAAATAATTACCAACAATTTGATGGTTATAATCTTTGCTATCGTCCATTGATACGGTAGCGGTATGATCTAGTGATCCACCAAGCGCAATTCCTTTGAAGTGGGTTTCAAAGTCATAATCCTTACTATCATCTAACGTAAAACTATAAGCTGTAGCGACTCCGCCACCAACTGCATATTTACCACTGATAGGAACAATGAATTGCAAGTCTTGTAGCCGAACTCCAACAGCAACGATAGATTCAATTTGCTTAAGCATAAATTCTTGTTCGAATTCCGACCTTGCAAAAGAAAGAGGCACATTAGAAAGGCGTAAAGATAAAGGTTCTTGCTTACCATTGTGGTAAACTGGGCCAATCTTTACGCCTTTAACATCTATTCCTAATGCATTTTGCATCGTTCTTAAAATGCCATTGACTGTTGTATCGCCTTTACGGTTAGCAATCTTCGAACGAATCATCATTCGATAGAATTCGTCGTCTGCCGGTCCACGCTTAACACCGTACTTGTCGCCTAGCTTATCTAAAGCCTTACCTTCAGCGTTATCAACGTTCCGATAACTATCTATTTGCTCCAGAGTATCTTTTGTTTGATCTAAGCCATCAGTAAAAAACTTGGACAATTTCCAATTATTGCTACCAAGCTTAGTAATAAAAGAGCTAGGAAATTTTCCAAGGAATTCTTTCAGGAAGCTCATGAGACCACTACCTTCTCACTTGTTACCTGTGCAGTTTCAACGTTAGTAAGTTCAATGTCTTGTGCTGACATTTGATTCCTAGAAGTACCAATCTTAATATCTGCAACCTGAATACCTGGAACTTGATCGTAAATCAATCTATATAAATAGGAGTAGTGTACGGTGTTACCCATTCCTACTCCGTTTATGTAATCCATACAGATCTTTTTAATTTGTTCATCCCCATCAAGTGGATATTCCATTGTTTTAACCAACTTAACAGCAACATACACGTCTTTTGTGGTTGGATAGTCAAAACATACTTGATGTTTACCGCCAGCAATATCAGCTACTTCAATTCGCTGATTACCTACAGTTCTAATTCCTGCTGCTAGCGATGTAAATATTGCTTCTGCAATATCATCTTTATAGCCACCATTAACATAAATATGAATTGATTTAGCAGGAGTATTAGTTTGAGCATCATCTACCAAAGTATCATTGGAGATAATTTTAACAGCAGTTACACCAGTAACTTTTTCAATTGCTGAAATAACCCCGTTATATGGCGATGATGGCATAACTGTCTTGTTTGCTAGATCAATTCTAGCTCTGAAACTTTCATCACTCTCTTGATCTGCACCACCTGTAACTTCCGAAACCGTAACAGCAGTCACGGATTCGCTAGGTGTAACCATAATAGCCTGTGTTTCGTTAGCTTTGTTGTACTTAGTTCCTGAGCCATTAGCATACAAGTAATGAGAGATACCAGTACCGTCTTGACCAATAGCCACATCTTCAGAAATCATATACTCTAATCCATCCGGTGTTCTTACTAGACTTCCAGATGGAATAATGAACCCAACAGCTCCAGTAAACTTAACTTTTCCAATTGCTACCTGCCCTGGTTGACGTGTTAATCCCACATTAGAGCCTAATTGATCTAATGTAGTACCAACAGCACTATCAACGAATTGAGAGTTATATATGAGTTCTGATAACTGATACAGCTTATCTAAAAAATAGGAATGGATTCTAATGATAATGCCACCAACCGAATGAGGATTAGTTTGAGCATTTTCGCCAAATAACTGAGCCCATTTTTCAGATTCTTGTTCTACAATTTCGTTATATGTAGGTCTGGTAAAACCATTTTTATCAAGCATATCCCACCTCCATCTCTACCTGTTTACCACCAGATACAGTAGCCATTAGGTTGATTTTAGCTGATCGATATTGATAGTTGGCACTAGCCGAAGCCGTTACATTTGTAAAACGTTCATCTTGCTCTAAAGCTTCGTAAACATCACTAACTGCCAATTCTTTTGAAAAATTCTTTCCAAGCAAGCTGCTTCTATCCATACCTAACTCCGGAACAAGATCAGATTCTCCTCTTCTAGTACTTAGAATAAGCGTTCCTGACTGAACGATTTCGTCAGTACCAGTAACATAATCTAACTCAATATCCCCATCTTTTAATTTAATGTCCTTCAACCCACATCACCTCGCTTACTACCGCATCATTAACATCATGCATTCTCTTACTACCAATAGGAAATTCCTGATTACTAGTTCGATTCCAATTTTCTTTTGATCTATCAAGGAATTGCACTAATACCACGGCTCCTTCTTTAATGTACTGTCTGGCTACAAGTCCAACTGGCACATTAATTAAAGGGGCTCTTTTAGTGCCACTTGAATTCAAGGCTAACGGCTGAATATCAACTAATGAATTATCTTCATTTGTACGATAAACCCGCCCTAATTGAGCTACATGTAAATTTGCGTTCAAAGTGTTTATAAACCCTCTTAGAAATCTAATATCTTGATCTCTCTGCCTAACCACTACTTAGTCACCGCCTCAAATTCTGTTCTTGCCTCTTCCCCATCAAAAGAATGCTCACCATTAATGACCATCGCATTAACGTTTACGTATTTGTTATGAAGTTTAACCGATGAAAAAGTAGTCAGATGATAATTAAGGATTGAAGTTGCTGAATAACTCCATGCCCCTAATCCATCATCATCTTCTTCATAATCAGCCCAATCATCGTCTCTACTTTCTCTTGTTGGTCCTTCTACTAATCCGGTTTGTGGACTTAAGTCAAATTGACCATCAATTGAACCATCATATACGTATCTAAGAGTAAGTTGACCACGTAAATAAAAAAGACTGGTTTTACAATCTTGCGCAAGTGTATCTAGCACTTCCATTGGATGAGAATCCGCTGTAAATCCGTCTTTGTAACATTTATTATCTTTTAAAGATACATTTCTTAATTTAATTCCAGCTGTTCTAACAACTTGAGGGATAATTGTGGAAGCATAAGTATTAGCAGCAAACGTCAAGTTAAGCTTAGGTTTCTTGGTGTAATCTTCACCTTCTAAAATTCTAAGCTTATATGACGTATCAGCCTCTTTAATCGTAGGAATAGTGGTCTTATAGATTGTCCCACTCACTAGCAGACCAACATCCCCATGATAACCAGCATATAATTCTGCCTTATTACCTGGTTTAATCAGATTGAAGTGCTTTGGATCTATATTAAAAAGCTCTACCTCGGTAATGTGTTTCTCTGTTTCTTGAGAAAAAGGGACATTAAAGTGAATTTCAATTGCGTTTGACATTTTGCCGTATTGATACGTCAAATTAGCGTTAGTAGTATGTACAACCACCTTACATTCAAAATTAAATTGAGGTTTAGCCATTTTCTTCCACCACCGTATCTATGTAGAGAAATACCGTCTTTCCAAACGTTTCTTTATTACAAGCCTTAGTTACCCCAGATTCATCAAGAGGTACTAAATCAATAGATGGAATACGCGGATCAACATAAGTGCTCCATAATCGTTTTCCATAAATCAACTTCTCTCCCATAATGACTTGATTTCCTTGATTATCATAAAGATCAACCGTATAAAAATCGCCTAGTGCATTGTAATTAATGCCTAGGCTAACAGTTGAATTACCAAAACTTGTAGAAAAGACTTGAGGAATATTGGTCAAATCAATATCAAATTTAGATCTATAAGACATTATTTAACCCTCGCTCTCACACCAATTGGAATGCGACGATCTGGCCAATGATTCCAGTTTCGCAGTTGCTGAATGGATGTACCATACTGCATCATCCAGCCCCAGTATGTGTTACCAGGTCGAACAGTCACCCAAACACCCGGATTAGCGGGTGGACTTGGCTTTTTAGGTCCAACATTTACGGCTTTGACGAAGCTAGACTTGACAACTTCAACATGAGTTAACTCCATGCTGAATTTAATGGCATTAGCAAAGCCTCCTTCGTCTTCTGTTCGATGTAGATTGGTAATCAGCATCGAGCTCCGTCTAATTGCACCAGTATAAGTAAGCAGAGAACCATCATGTTGCCAGTTCACCAACTGACCATATTTACGATCGATCTCGGCTTTATTTTTACCAAAAATCTTACCTTCAAAAGTCCAAGTTAAGGATTCTCTTTGAGTGTGGTCAGTAATATTATTACCTGATTGAACAGGATACTGAGCAACTTTATTCATAATCTCTTCCTCTTCTGATTCAGAGAAGATCTCTACTCCTACATTGCCTTTCTTCAATATGGCCATAATCTACACCTCCGTTTCTGGGAATGCTATTGTAAGCTTTTCAGCAATTTCATTAGCAATCTTTTGAATGGTCTTCTTATCTACCGGTCCGCCCTTAGTATCGACAGTTACATTAATGTTAAATGTGTTGTGATTTTGAACAATTTTTTGGCTATTATTACTTGTTTCGTGATTGTTAGTGGTGCCACCAAAGCTAAGAGTACCTTTTTCAAGACGTGGGAAACGTTTCTTGGTATCCTTAGCATTAAGTACCTGTGTGCCTTCATCAAGTGGTACAAGCAAGTTCCTTTGCTTTGGAAACAACCCAATTGTACCGGCTTTTGTAATAAAGGCTTCCACAAAATCAGCACCTGGAGCGTCATTTACTAGGTATGTACCCTTTTTAACTCCTCCATTTGCTGACCATTGAGCCGTAGTAGCTGCAGGAGTACCTTTAGCTAAAGCAAATCTAGGTGTTCCTGTAGCCAAACGACTAAATGCAGCCACTGCACCAGGAGAACCTGTAGCAAGATGACCATTCTTATGAACATTAGCAGTAATTGATACTGTTTTACTATGAACAGCGTTAATTGCTGAAACTAAGGCTCTAACTTGGCTAGTTCCACTTACACTAGCAACAACACTAACTTTTTTACCTTTAACAGTATTAATTGCACTAGTCAAAGCTTTGACTTGACCAGTTCCAGTAACCTTAGCAATTACTGAAACATTCTTGTTCTTAACACCGTTAATTGCACTCTTAAGCCGTGTTACTTGGCTAGTACCGCTAGTATGCGCTGTAACTCTGGCTGTTTTATTTTTAACCGATCTGATATTACTCTTTAATCGACTAATTGCCGAGGTTCCTGATACACGTACAGAAACTCTGGCGTTCTTATTCTTAACGGCCTTGATATCCTTAGAAAGACGTTTTACTTTTGCTGAGCCTGTTGCATTAGCCCGGACTCTAGCATTTTTATTTCTGACTTTCTTAATATCGTTTGAAAGGCGTTTTACCTTAGCACTACCAGAAGCTTTTACAGTAACCTTAGCTTTTTTACTTTTGACCTTTTTTAGGTCCTTGATTACTTTCTTTACTTTATTAGTACCACTGGTTTTAACAGTAACTTTAGCTTTCTTGTTCTTAATCTTTTTAAGATCTTTTGAAAGCTTTTTGACCTTATTTGATCCCTTAGTTTTGGCTGTTACTTTAGCCTTTTTGTTTTTAACCTTTTTGAGGTCTTTTGAAAGTTTCTTGACCTTTTTATTACCAGAAGTTTTAGCTTTAACTTTGGCTTTCTTGTTCTTAATCTTCTTGGTATCTTTGGCAAGTTTTTTAACCTTCTTGCCACCAGAAGTTTTAGCCTTAATTTTAGCCTTTTTGCCTTTAATCTTCTTAGTAGCTTTTGAAAGTTGTTTAACTTTCTTACTACCGGAGGTCTTAGCCTTTACGTGAGCTTTCTTATTTTTAACACCCTTAGTAGCTTTCGAAAGCTGTTTAACTTTCTTGCTACCTGAAGTCTTGGCCTTAACGCTAGCTTTCTTACTCTTAACACCTCTTGTAGCCTTTGAAAGCTTCTTTACACCTTTGGTGCCCTTGGTTTTAGCACGAACAGAGGCTCGTTTACGTTTAGGCCTGTATTCTTCACCAGTTTCTCTCTTGTACTTGCTCTTTTTAGATGAAAGGTTCTTTTTTGCTGATCTTGTTTTAGAAGCAGCATGACGATAATCTCGATCATTTTTAGCTTCTGCTTTAGCTAATTTCTTTAACTGTTTATTAGTTAAGCCTCGCATGCTTGAATTAGCTTTTAAGCCTGTTAAAGCATGTTTATATGCATCACTATAAGCCTTACTTTGCGATTTTTTCGCACTACTTAAAGATTTTTGAGCACTACGAATATCTTTGGCATCTTCAGATTTAACTTGGGATGCCATTTGTTTACGATATTTTTCAGCAGATGCTAGGTCACCAGCGTTTATTGCATCTTGGAAATTCTTAGACGCAAGAATAGCCTTAGAGTTACCTTTTTTAGCTGCACTAAAAGTCCTATATGCACTAGCAGCAGAAACAGGGATTTTTTGGCCAGATTGCTGATACATTTGGTTGTATCCATTAGCAAACTGCTGTTTAGCATAGGCACGTTCAGCCTTTTCATTTTGAGTCTGAGACCATGATTTTTTAGGCTTGCTTGATGACTTAGAGCCACCAGCTTTACCTCCAATCCAGCTTCCAATCTTATTTCCAGCCCAGCCTCCAATCATTCCTCCGGCCATTGTTCCCAATGGTCCAATGAAAGGATCTAAAAGTGAGCCTGCTGCCATTCCGATGGTAGAACCAACTCCACCACCGATTGCTCCACCAATACCCTTATGGCGAGCAAGTGAACCAGACTTAGTTGTACCAAGAACGGTTAGAGCGTCCATACCAGCAAATAAGGCATTCATCCCTGGGGCACCTTTGCCAATAAACTTGCCCGCTACTCTTAGTCCTCGACCAGTAGCAAGTGTACCTCTATATAGAGCATTCCCTACACGGCTTTCGCCAAATACTTTTTGACCAGCACGACCAACACCACTTAAAAAGCCACCTTTAATTCGAGTAATTAACCCTGCATTAGCACGTTGTCTTGTGCCAATTGGTCCTAAAATTTCTTGGCCACGAGCATATGCTTTATTAAACCAAGCATTAGAGTTATCCCTAGCTCTAGCATATCTAGTAGTATTTACACTATGATACAGCTCTTGCCGAGTAAGACCGCTTGTATCCCACGGATTTCCTTCGGGTAATGTACTTAAAACAGATGATGTTCTCTCGTCAAGATTACCAGCTGTTCCGCTAAAGGATTTGCTAGCTGGATTACCAGAATTCATCTTATTAGCAGCAGACATCATCGTATTTGCTGCATTCTGCATCTTACCAGCAGCAGTACTTTCTTTGACATCTTTAATCTGCTTAATGCCAGTGACTTTGCTTAACAGACCACTTAGACCTTTACCGACTACCGGCACTTTAGAAGTTAAACCTAAAAGTGGCTGGAATGCTTTAGTTGTAAGCTTCCCGATGCCAGGCACCTTAGACAAGGCACGAATACCCAGTAGATATGCTGATCCTTTACCAGCATTTTGACCAAGAGACTTTCCAAAATCTGTTAAGTTCTTCTTGGTCCCTTTTGGAATCATCCCAGTGACGTTATTGATAGTATCCTTAACACCATGGTAAGCATCAACTAACCCACGCTTGAAATTCTTAACTTGGCCAATGAATCCAGATCCAAAACCACCCGCAACCGGTTTGGCCACATCATATAATTGCTTAGCTACATCAAGAGCTTCCTTGCCGGCATGACCTGCTGTAGTAACAACTCCAGCCGTTCCATTTGCCATTTTTTTGGTAAAGGATTCGGTTTTCTTAGGATCGTTAAACCAATCAGTGATGCGAGAAAATAGCTTTCCATCGCCACCAAAAGATTTATTTAAGGCCTTACCTAATTGTTCTTCAAAGCCAGCAGTCATACGTACCATACCGTTTTTAACGGCACGTTGCGTTCCTTGCAAACTTTGATTCATTTTCTTTGAAGCATCTGATACACCAGGTGCCAT